AGTTCCGGCATGTATCATGCTTTGGAAGACGCGGCTATCTTGACAAAGTATAGCGACTGCTGAAACTTTCATGTTAAAGTCAAACAGAAGTTTAGCTAACTTCATACGCTCACAGTTCATATCACGTTTTGTAATACCTATGCTGCCGCCTATTAATGGTTTTTGTATTCCTATACCAACGCCAACAGTACACAAATCTTGAGACATAGCAGAGATACCAGGAGCAGATGCTGAAGGCACAGTTCTAGTGTCTCCTGTATACGAGTTGTTATTGTTGTTGGTTGTGTTTGTTGTACTTGTACTTTGAGAAGATCCTGTTTGATAGTTTGTTGTTGCTTCACTGTGGTACCCTCCTGTAATGGCGGTATTGCTTGATGATGATCCAGAGGTAACTTGATCGTTGGTCGTTGACCCTGCACCAGTGACATCCGCTATTGCAGAGTCCATCATAGCACTTAGTCCCCAAAGAAAAATTGTTGTTATCACAACAGCTATTGAAATATTTTTTAACATTTCCATCTTTTCCTTGCCTGTCTTAATCTTGAGTTAGGATTTTTCGCTGCTTTTGGAAACTTCTTCATTTGCCCCGCACTACGTGCACAAAATGATTTACGTCTCGTAGCAGCTCTACTACCAGGTTTTACTTTTCCTGTCACTGCTGTTTTTAACTTGCTTCCAGGATTAGCACGGCGATAGGCTTTAACACCTTTAGCTGTCATGCCTGCACCTTTTTCTGTTGGCCTAAAATTCCTTTTGTTTCTGGCTGGCATCTTATCTTGTTTTCTTGCCATGACTTCTCCTTATTGCCTCTTTTCCTTTTTTAAAAATACTTGCAACTTGTGCTTTGCCCATTACTTTAGCACGTTGTTCACCGACTGTCAGTATTTGAATTTTTCGTGCGTATGGTTTGCTAACCCTTTTAACTTTTGCAACGGTAGCTCTTGCATCTGCAGGTGTTGCAAACTTTATACCAACTGTGTCTTTTGGATTTTCATCTGTATAAAGTCTACGGCCTGATCCTTTTGGTTTTTTGCCCGTTCCTTTTTTTGGGTCTTTTCTTTTGCCTCCAGTAGAAATCTGTTTGCTCATTTGAGATCTATTGATGACCATTTTTAAATGATCCCAAGTGATTTGTAGTATTTTTTTAAACTTGGATTGCCCGTGCGTTTGTATGTTCCTTTGCCTTCAGGATAGGTCAAGTCAATAAAACTTCCCATATAACCACCTTCAGCTGCTTTTTTTCTAGAAGCAAATGTTTTTACGTTTGTAGGCTTACCACCAACACCTTGTGCTTTTGATCTCTTACGAGAAACAGCAGAACGTTTCTGACTGTCTGACATTCTAGCAGCTTTGGCTGCTGGCACACATTTTGGATATTTTCTTTTAGCGTCTGATTTTTGTTTAGACCGACCACATTTTTTGTGCCCGCCACCTTTTTTCTTAGAACCAATATCTACCCAATCTTGTTTGAACCATTTATCTAGTCCATTTCGACTAGCCATGTTAAGCGAACTTAGTTATTTTTTTTCGATTAGACATTATCGCACCGCAACCTCTTGCAACGCGACCGCCATTTTTTAAACCTTGAGCTCTTAATCTTTTTGTAGCGGCAATTAAACCACCTTTTGCTTTACTGCCACGAAAGTCTTTTCTTTTTTTCCCAGAGGGATCTTTAATTTTTCCAGCGCAGATCTTAGAGGCATAAGCATTAGCATAAGCTGATGGATAAACATCAAACTTTCTTTTAGCTGCAGCCTTACCTCTGGGACAAAGTTTAGTCATTACTTAGTTTTTCCGCCTCGTTTCATCATAGGTCTCTTCATCATGCCGCCGCCTCTTTTCATAACACGTTTTTTCATCATGCCGCCGCCCATAGCTTTTACTCTTTTCTTTTTAGCCATTCCGCCGCCCATAGCTTTTACTCTTTTCTTTTTAGCCATTCCGCCGCCCATAGCTTTTACTCTTTTCTTTTTCTTCATATTTGCTCCTTTTTTAATTACTCCTCGTCCTATAAGAACATCCTTCATGGTTGTTTTACCGTCACCCGATAAGTCTGGAAAGCCACCCTTCTTCATACCTTTTCTTGCTGTTTGTTTTGCTCTAGCAAAATTTGCCGCTGTAGGGGCACCTTTAGCGCCTTTCTTTTTCATTTTACCTCCACGTTTTCTTTTAGCGTGGATGTTAGCGTATAGTCCTGGGCCTGCCATTTCGATATCTCCTATAAGATTGTCGTTTTTCTACTGTGCCTTCATAATAGTCTGATGGCCAATTGTCATAATAGCCAGTCTTTCTTAAATTGTCACTAGCTTTTTCTAATTCATCAAACTTTTGTATCAATACCATCATAAACTCATTGTCCGGTTGCCAGTCGTCTGTGTCCAAAAACTCCACGTCCTCTTCTTCATCCTCATCGTAAGGGTGAGAACACATTAAATATATGTCTTGAGGAACAAAAACAACGTTATACGCATGAATCACAGATGCCAGCTCTTCTGGCTCCATTCGAATGTCACTGCAACCAACCATGACTATTTGTATGTCAGGGTCTCTGACCATTTCTATGCCTTTAACTATTTGATCAATAAAACTGTCGTGATTGTGCACTTCAAGTATTCTGTACTTTTTTTGCAACCTAGCCATACGAGCATAGGGGCAGACAGGCACGTCACCCAAGTGTTTGTTTTTTGGCTCTAGATATTTCTCAGACCACTCGAGAATATCATCTGATATAGTGTTCATACCTCATTTAATTCCACATACCTGCTCTCACAAAAAAATGCGAAAGTTTTTAATTCTTTATCTTCTTTATATCTGTGCATTTCAAGCAAAGTGTCAACCATTTCAACTTTATTTTGCCACGTATAATCTATGCATTCAAATTTTGTATCAAATGATTTTATTGTATAATCAGTCATTACAGGCTGTGGTACATCATGATATACCAACATGGCTGAGATTATCCAGATCATTTTTTCTTAAATATATCTGCACCCTTGAGGCCGTATATACTAGCTACGACTCCGACAAAGAGAGTCTGGTACCAAAAAGGTAGATTATTGAACTGTTCAAAGAACATGTGCAATTTTTTTTGTATGTCCGGATCATCTGAAAATACAGACCATATCAATAAAATCACGGGTGCGCTCACGAGAATAAGAACGAATTCGTCCTTCCATCCTTTGTCGTTTGATTGTCTTACAACTTGTTGATATTCAACTTCACCGCTAGCCATTTTTTGTGCGTGCAACATTGCGGCATCTGACTCGAGCATTTTGCGTTGTTGCCTGTTTTTCATTATGTGTGTGCCAGCACCAATTGCTAATTTAACTACATCAAATATCATAAGTTATCCGCCTTCCATTGTTGCACATCAAACGATGGGCATTCTTTTTTGCTAATTTCATTGTGTCCTATAATTTTTGCATCAGGAAATGTTTCAGATAGTTTTTTAACTTCCATAATCAAGGCTACCCACTGGTGTGGAGTAAAATTGTTTTCAGCAGAATTATCTTCAGCCATTCCGCCCACCATGCACAAACCAACACTTTTAGAATTGTATCCTGCTGCGTGTGCACCAGAATCACGAATGTCGCGACCATCTTCTACGTCCCCATTTCTTTTTATAACTTTATGATATCCTATATCACGCCATTTTCTTTCGTTGACGTGCCAGTCTTTTATAGTTTCCGCACCTATATCCATGCTCGGCTTGGTTGCCGAGCAATGAATAACAATATAATCTGTGCTTGCTCTCGGTTCCATTACATTGACAAGGCAACAATTATAATCACAACAACTACAGCAAGGGCTATCTTCTTCTTTTTATCTAAAGCCATTACCCAGTTTTTTATTGCGTTTAATTTATCCATATAACCTCCTGGTTAGTAATTATTGAAATAAGCTCTTCCAGGGACGGCGCTAAAGCTAGCTCTGTCTCTGTCTTCATCCATAGCTCGTTTAAA